TCCGTGCCTAGCTTTGCGCCAGCCGGGAATGACGTTAGGGACGAGCAGTTTTGCCATGCTTCTTGGAAAGAAGTCCCATTTCTAGCGTCGATAGCTGCAAAATCATTGAGGGATATGCAAGACCGCCATGCTCGGTAAAAGTTCGTTCCTGATGAAGCATCAATTAACGGAAAGGACTTAAGGGAGGAGCAATTAAACCATGTTTGGTAAAAGTTCGTTCCTGATGAGAAGTCGAGCAGGGGGAAGAATGTAAGGGAGGAGCAGTTAGACCATGAGCTGGTTAAGGACGAAATATTTGATGTATCTACGTTATGAAAATCTACAATGTCAGCTCGCTCTCTAAAATACTGAGAAAGGCTTGTGCCGGTCACGCCGTCTGCCGCGCCTCGGTCGATTAACAATTTACGCGCCGCCTCAATATCTGCACCAGTTGCCGATTCTGGTAATAATATAATACCATACAAATCACCAGTTTTGCGATACGATGCGTTACCTAAGTTACCCAAAAGATTCAGCTCAGTGACCGCATTGGCATTCACGCGATACGCAAAGGTTCCGAGTGACGTTCCGACGACCTGCCAGCCTGCTTGGCTAATTGAAAACGAAAGGTTATCCGTGTTATCTGCGAAAGTAAGGGTGTATTTATCAGAGGTCGGTTGGTCGTCCTCGGTGCCGTTATAAGCAGAGCGTGATGTGTCTCCGTTATCACTGCCTACAATACGCCCCTCCCATGAACCTGTAAGTCTGTTAGTTGCGCCACTAAGGTCACTGTCGGTGATGCTCTGCGGGTCAAAGAAGTAGTAGCCAAAGCCGTCCACTAAGCTAAACACGTTGTTCCGATTATTAATATAATTACGAACTGAGTCAGCTTGGGCCTCGGTAATGGTCGCAGGGAAAAGTGCAAGGTATTCTAGGTCGATGGCGGCGTTGTCGTTACTTGCACCTGCATTTGACCTAGAGATGTTAAAAGTATTGCTGTCAACTGAGGAGGTGTCTCTGGAGTTTGCTACAAGGGAAGCACCATTAACACTTGCTAAGTGCTGTCCACTTTTACTTCTTACTTCATGTAAAATGTCACCATTATCGTCATCAAATAAATCATTTTTTAGATTAACATATGAGTTGTAGTAACTGGCTAAATTGTTAGTGGTAAAATCTCTAAGTGAAAAGATAAAACCTTTTGAATAATTGTCGATACCTTCGGTGGAGTTTTGGACAGAGAAAACGCGGCCATAAGCATCACCACCGTCACCAAGCACACTGAACGCTGCGAACATATATCCGCTGTTGATGTTGTTAGCAAGGAGACCTTGAAGTGAACTATTAGCACCATCGAACCGAAGCACCGGCTTCTTGATAATGGTCGCGGGGTCGTTGCCGGACTGGTTGATTGTTACGACCTGACCAGTCGCGCATTTGAACTTGGTGTCACCGTGGCGGACGTTGGTGGCCGTGAAGTCAACGTTAAGTTGCTGAGTGCCGCCGATAGATAACGTACAGGTTTGAATGTATCCGTTAAGCGGGAGTCGAGACGTTGAGAACTGACCATTAAAACTAAGGTGCGTAAACGTAGGGGCTGCTGTAATATTATTAAGAGTTCCTTTTACCGCCCCGTTCTGCTTAAATACCAAAGTGCTGCCTGTTTTTTCAAACCTGAGAGTGCTTAGGCCCGCCGATAGAGAGCCGCTTAGGGCTGCGTTATTGTTGTTTGAACCATCGCGATATTGAAAGGATGGGACTCCGCTGGGGCTGTAAATCAAAATTCTGTGACTGTTAGAACCAGAGACGACATGGAAATCTTCCACGTTCACAATATAAACCACCATCTCTAACACAAAGTTATCGTTAACTCCAATAGCAGGAAAAGTAACACCCGGAGCGTTCCCTGTGGTGACCGGAAGATAGCAATAGCCTTTACCATTGGCAGCGAGCGGCAACGCCTTGGGCTGATTGAGTGCCACAGCTTGTTTCGCATCGCCGCCCTTTTGTGAACCGCGAGCCAAGTTGCGAAGCACAGGACAAGGCTCCAGAAAATCGGCTGTCGTCAGGGCTTCTGCTAGAACATCTCCAGATGTCGCTGGGCTGGTCAGGGTGGATAGATTGAGTGCCATTGTTTGAAATATATCTTATTAATTACAGGCTATCACTATGATAAGGCCAGTAGATGAGACGCTTGATTCTGCCCGTCATCAGGCGAGGCGTTGGCGCAGTGCTGTTTCCAATTAACAACTGTGAAATACCAGTTGGAACTGCCCCTGTCTCTGGAATAGGTGTTGCACCGTTAGATGAACCTAAATAATCATTAGATTTGTAAGAATATGAGATTCGATTAAGAGAGTCTAACGTGACTGAGCCGATTCCTGTGTTAAAGATTGTAGTGCCGCTTATATTTAGCGCGTAAAAATGAGATGATGCGCCAGAGCGGTAAGCGTGATGTCTGTTACCTGTTGACCCGTTTGAGAACTCAAAGTAATAAGGAAACTCATTGATTCCATCTTGAGGCACAGCTTCAACATAAACCGTCCCCTCAGTATCATTATAAAAGTCCGTGAAGTCACTGCCGGAAATCACAAGGTCGTCAGCGGCTCGCGTTCTTGCTGCGGCATTACCGCCTGATGTCGGTATGTAGCTGGTGCTTACACTTCCGGTCTCGACTTGTGCGCCCCATAGGTAAACAGTCGCTGTGTCAGGGACGTTAGGTATCCCATAACCATCCCTTAATCCAATCTGGAAAAAGCCCCCTGTGTCCGTTTGTTCTATCCGTGTCCATTCTGTTGTAACATCATATGCTACCCAACTACTTGAATTCCTGATGACAATCCTTTGGTGTGTGTCGGCTTTAATAAACAGACTTGCAGTGTTTTGTTGAGAAGGGAAAGAGTCAGAAAGAATGCTGTAATTCGATGTGTCATCTGCTGTACCTTTATTGAAAACAACCTTGTCAGCACTTTGTGTCCCATCAGGAGCAATTGTATCATTAGATGTTATAGCTGGAACTACACCAGTTCCCCCGCTACTTTTATTCCAATTAGATTGACTAAAGTCTTCACTGTAAGTAACCAAGTTTGTTGCCGACGGCTCCACCAGAATAGCTGGGTAGCCTAGAGCGTGGTCAACGCGCACCGTGTTCGCTGGGGCTGACGCTACGTTACCATTAACGTCGGTGTAGGTTGCCACCCCGGCTCTTGTTGCCGTAATAACATTAAGCGTATCAGGCTTAGAGGGGTCGAGGTCAAGCGTTGGGTTCTCTAGGGTTCCAATCATGGAATCCCGAGCGTCAAAAAGAAGGAAAGGGTCAAGATCGTTGGGGTGAAACTCACCTAAACTGCTTAAGCGATGTGTAAGCGATGTGGTGAACGGAATTGTAACACTCCTGTTAATCGCGGGCCTACTTAGCCAAGGCTTAAAACTGTCCTTCTTCTTCGATGACATATACTAGAGATAGATTGGTTTGATAACAACCTTCACACTGAAGGAGCCACCGGCACCTGTAACATTTACGCGGATGTCTGACAAGGGAGTAGTGAACAATCCACCACCGTTACCAGTAAGAGTTGTGTCGTCACCTAGGGCAACATAAGTGGTCCCGATCTTTTGCTCAAGGCTGACGGTTGCTCCGTCGAATGTCCCGGCTACAAAGAATCCACTTGGTGTCCCGGTGCTAGTGTTGACTGCGGGTGTGGTTGTTGAATCAAAGGTACCAGCACCACCGCTTAGGTTGGAGTTGGCGATCGTTATGTCTGTGCTAAAGTTTGGCATAATAGTGTTTAATAGTTAGAGGTGTTAATGCCAGTGCTTGAGGCTGTTCCTAAGCCACCCATAGTCGGCCTGCGTAACACAAGGGATGCAGCACCACGTCTCTTCTTTTTCATCGGGGCCTCTTGCTCTGGTTGTTTCACTGTTTCAGCAACTGCTGTTGGGGGTGGTGGAGATGCGGGAGGCTCCGGGGGCTTGGGGGTCTTAACAGACATGCACATGGGTTATTCGGGGGTAAGGAATTGGTTCTCTAACTGGTCTTCATGAAGGGTTTTTAGAAAGTTAACAATCTCCCGCTTCCCACTATAAAAATCAATCTCCCGAAGCGAATCGCTAGGGGAGAAGTCTTTGCTCGGCACGCGTTCGTCCAAGAACTTTATAAGGTCATCTGGTATGCTCGGAATGTAATCATTCATGTTGGACTTTCCTACTATGGTCCTTATTTGCTAGACAACTGCGTTCAAGGTGGGCCAAAGCACGCCAAGCAACAGCCGCCCACTCGCCCTCAAGCATGTGTCGGAGCATGGCATCCAGCTCATCCTTGGACTTACTCATGTCCCACCATATCTCATCTTCGGGGTGGTGTTGGATGTTACCTTTGTAGCTTTGTTTGGCTACTTCCACCAAGGCATGGGGAAAATAACACATCAACCCACGATACAATGGGATCTGTTTGCGCTCCTCGGCGGTGCCTTCGATTGTTATTGTGTTGGGGTCCATAGCTTTATCTCCTTTGTTTCTTTGTTGTAGTATCCATCTCTAAGGATGAAGGCCATCCGGGCATTGAGTAAGGCATCCTCCTCGGTCATCCCAGATTTCTCGTAGGTGTTAACCACCGTCTGCCACTCGGCACCGTCCTTGTTAAGAATCTTTTCGGCTGTCTTTAGGCCCACCCGAGGAACACCAAAGTATCCATCGGTTGCGTCACCAGCAAGGGTCTGCACTAGGTGTTGAAAGTCTGCCTCCTCTTTTGTTATCTTGCGTAGGTCGTCCTTAAGGAAGTTGTACCAAGTGCAAGGCACGGTCGCGAAGTCCTTATCTCCACTAACAATAATCGAACCATCGGGGTCACGGCTACCAATGATACCTAGGACATCGTCGGCTTCCAAGCGGTCCACCTTAAGAGCCGTCCACTCATCACACGCCCAATCCCGGAGGTCACTGATGCCTAAGGGTGATCGCTTGTCCCGGCGGTGGGCTTTGTAGAGTGGGTTAAGCTCATGGCGGTAGGTGTAACGATCCGAGAACACCATTGTTATCTCATCACCGTTGTCTTCGTATGCGTCAAGGATCTCACAGATACAATCAGTCACCATGATAAAGGAATCCTTGAGGTCACTGAAGTCAGCGTGGACTGTGAAGATGTCATCGTCCCATCGGATCTCCTTCTCGGCTGCAAAGGCAGCACGGTAAAGAAGCATGTCGCCGTCTATGTATATTTTTTTCATAATGATTAGTGTGTGTCCTTCCAGGTTTTACCAATGCTATACTCACCGTCGAGTGGGCATCGGAAGCGTAACAACTTACCAGCCTTTGCTAGTGAGTCACAGAAGAGTTGACCGAGTTCCTCCGCGTGTTCCTCAAGGCAACTGAACTGGACCTCATCGTGGATGTTACCGTGAAGCTCGTAGGGGTGAGGTGCAGTCTGACTAAATACAACAAGGGCTTTTTTGAGTAAAATACTACCGCTCGACTGCAACAAAAGATTGAGGGCAGAATGATGCGAGCGAACTGGAAGCCGGCGACCATCCAATCCACCTAACCATTGTTTACCTTTGAGAGCTTGCTCGATGGCATGTTGTAGTTTTTTGATCGCCGGAGTCTTACGCATGAACTCGGCCTTAAGTCGTTTACCCTCTCGTCTTCCTCCTCCAACAATTTTACCTATGAGACCGTCACCAGCTCCGTAAAGGAAAGCGTAGATAAATTTTTTCGAACTCGATCTGTCAGGCAATCCAGCCGCCTGTTGATTGACGGTGTGGATGTCACCTTCTAGGATTGTCCTTGCGTATGCTCCGTTATCGTAAGGGTGCAAGAAGTGGGCAAGTGCGCGTAATTCCAAACCACTGGCATCCGCACCAACTAACACTTTCCCTTCCGGTGCTGTGAACAGATCGCGACACTGGGAACCATAGACAGCACGTGAAGCTGGGACTTGGGCTACGTTAGGCTTACTGTGGGTGCATCGTCCGCTAACCGCGCCGTTTGTATTGACCTCACCGTGGATGCGTCCGTCCCTGACTAATGTTAACCACGCTTGACGACCTTCGGCTACCTGTCCTAGGCGTTTACTAATTAACAGATACTCCAATAACAACTTAGCCTCTGGTTTATCTATCTCCTTAAGGACTGCCTCATCAATCTTAGGTCGCTTCCCTTCGTATGCCTCTGGCTCCCACCCCATCTTCATCAAGCGTTCTGCTATCTGGTCCCGGCTGTTCGGGTTGAATGGAATGGTCTTGGTTTTGTTACCAGTCTTGACTGCCTTGTCTGCAAGAACTTGCTTCAACTTATTCTCCTTGAGGACTAGCTTGAGTCCACCCTTGGTGGCAGCCGTGTAAGTCTTACCATCCACCTCCACGGTCCATCCCTTGGGTGTCTTCATCTCCTCGGTGGTTGACGGGAACATGTCTTGGAGTTGGTCCCGGAGTTCAGCCCTGCGTGCCATAAGTTCTTCAGCAAGCTCGTTAGCTTTAGCCACATCGAAGGGCCACCCGTTCATCTCCTGTTGAGTCATCAACTCCGCGAAGTCATGCTCAAGAAATAACATATCTGCGGATGGCTTACCGGACATAAAATGAAGGAACAGATCCACAACCACCCGAACGTCCTGCTCACAATAGTCTTGCATCTCTTGGCTCCACTTAGTCCAGTCTTCGGTGGCACCGTGGTCGTCCTTTTCGTTACCCAAGCGGAGACCCCAAGCCTTCAAGCTGTGTCGTCCTCGGAGTTGCTTCGGAAACTCTTCGCCACGTCTACAGTCTTCTGTGAAGAGATCAGGGTGGATGACTTGGGACATGACCTTGGTGTCAACCACGCGTGCGCTTATCTCATAGCCTAGCTTTCGGAGGGCCGGTGCATCAAAGTTGATTGCGTTGTGGCCACAGATGTTATGCGCGGCGTTCAACATGGCTACACCTTCATCTAGGTTGTTAGCGTTGGAACTAAACGAGTGCATCTTGGAGGCATCCGGGTCGTAGATAGAGATACAGTGGAGATCTTTTAAGCCAGCTAGGGTAGGCCAGAAGTCAATAGCGTTAGTCTCTATATCAAAGTAGAGCATCTTATGTTTTTTCATTCTTAGTTGTTGTTAATGTTGGTTGCCGGTCTATTCCCGGCTGTCATGGTTTGTTTTACTTCGTCCAAAGGAAGAGGGAGTAGGTTACCTAGCCATTAAAGTCTTCAAAAGTATACTCACTCATGCGACCAGTGACAGTATTAAATGCAAGGTTCGTTGCCACTCCTGTGTCACCTGAGAATCTATTCTTTAACACACGAACCGTTGTAACATGCTTATGCTCAGGGTCTTGCTGGTTGCGCTCCAAGCCTATCACCATGTCGGATAGCTGTGCAATAGCAGCGGACCCACGGAGGTGAGCAAGAGAAGTTTTGTTACCTTCTTCGTGCCCTCGGCCTTCCGATGGACGCTTTAGGTGTGACACCAGTATCAAGGCAATACCGCACTCCTCAACAAGCGACCGCAGCTTGGTCATTACGTTGTCGATTATTCTGCGTTCGTCTCCATCCTGTAAACCGCTGATACACAGTGAGATATGATCTAACACAATATACTCGACATCCAATGCCTTCGCCATGTGCATGATGTGGGATAACAAACGATCAGGGTCAAGGCTACCCCAGTGATCATATAACCACATGCGCCCCGACCCAACCGTGTTGATATAGGCTTCATCGAAGTTAGTGTCAGCGTAATTAATCTCTGGATCAAGGTGAAGAAGTTTACCCATCTCAAGACCTACGATACCGAGTGCTGTGCGTTCAATGGATTCCTCCAAGGCTATGTAACCTACGCTGTGTTCAGTAGTAGTAAGGATGTGGTGAGCAATGATACGACACACCTGTGACTTACCGATGCCCGACCCCGCTGCCCAAGTAACAATCTCCCCTTTACGAATACCACGTGTCATGGTGTTAAGACCGTCGAACGGATACGGAATGCTTTCCGTGTTCTTTGGATTTGTTAATCGGTCGTGGATGTCCGTTCCTGAGATGATAGCGTCCGGTCTCCATTCGTTGGCTTGAAAGATAGCGTGGATAACATCCTTGCTTCGTTTGTTTATAAGGCATTCGTTAGCATCCTTTAATGGTAACCGGGCGACCTTAGCTTTACCACTGGGAAGGATACCGACTACGTCCTCCACGGCCTTCCGTCCATGATCATCCTCATCAAACATCAGGATAACTTCATCCCATTTGTCGAGCCACTTGAGGTTCTGCTTGAATACCTTGGCAGCACTCGCAGCACCCGTAGGCAACGACACACAGGCATACTTGTTCTCTTGCATCTGACTGACGCTTAACGCATCGACCTCCCCCTCGGTAACAACAAGCTTCCTTCCCCCCATAGGGTGTAGGTGTTGTCCATAGAAGCGATCCGATATGTCACCAAGGATCATAAATTGTTTGCCTTCGAAGCGTAGCTTCTGGCCTTGGAGCTTCCGGTCGTCGTCGTAGTAGTCAGCGATGTGACAGGCGCGTCCGTTGTAATCTCCGATTCGATACCGCATGTGTTTACAGGTGTCGAGTGTTATGTGACGTGCTGGGATGTCACTGTATCGTCCTGTCAAGAATTTTTCTGAGTCGGAGTGAAGGGGTCTTGTTATTTTCATATTGGTTTGTTGTGGCGGCGTTGGTGTAGCCTCGGCTCTGTCATAGGTATTACACGAATGACAGAACGTCGAAAGGTCTTCATTAACACACAACGCATCCGATGCACCGCACTTATCGCACGGCTGGTGGGTTGCTATATACATCTTGTCTTTTGTTATTTTACATTAGTCGAACCACGACCGAGGTATGGACTTCTCGCACCACATGATACCGTGCTTGTCACACCAGTCACCATAGGTTGTCTTACTCCTTTTGTTGAGGGTGTTACTTGCTCGCATAAAGACGAAGCGTATGTCCAGTTCTGGGTGCTGCTTTTGAATTAACAAATGCTTTGCCCTGTCTGACGACATGAAGCGACCTTTAGCCTCAAGGATAACACCATTATCTAGGACAAAGTCCGGGGTGTAGTGGTGGTTCTTAACATACTTAATCCGTTGGGACTCGTATGTAAAGCTGACTCCCGCACGTTTCATTGCAAGAGCCAGCCTTTGTTCGAATTTAGAACGGAATCGAGGCATCCTTACTGTCGTTTTCAAATGCGTCGCCAAGATCCTCGGACACGAAGCCGCCTTCTTGAGCGTCGAACGAGAAGCCACCGGCTCCACCTTCATACTCCTTAAGCTCAATGATCTGGGCTGCTTTGAGACGAAGCGTGTATCCCACTCCCATCATAGGACTGAACCAGGCCGACGGCTCCACACCAAGGCGCAGCTTAGATCCCGAGCCAATGTTCGGTGGGTTGTTAATTTTCTTTCCAGCCGAATCGAACAAGGCCACATCGAACTTAAGCAATCCCTTACTGGTCTCGCGCTGGGCTACTTGCTTGGCAAAGACTTCGTATTCGTTGTCGTCGTTCAGCTTGAGGGGAATCTTTTGGCTGCGATCCAGCTTCTTCTTTCCACTCTCCTTCACCAATCGCTCGTATTCTTTTTCGAACCAAGGGTTGATGGTTGCTTCAAGTGTTTCGAAGTCGTCCTTAGATAGGATCAGCTTACAGCTATACACTCCATCAGCGTTGAACTTGGTGTCCGGTTGAGTTAGCTTCGGATACATTGCGGTGCCTATAGGCGTTGTCAGTTGTTTCATTATTCTTATTGTTTAGGTTTTTGGTTTCTTTGTTTTTCTCAGTGTTACCTTTAACTGAAAAAGTATTTAGAGTCTCGGAGGGTGTTAACATCAAAGGTTCCGTAGTCAGGTAGGCTAGGTAGCTCCTCGTAAGATTCGTTTTGCCACGCTTCGGCTAGGTCTGCAAGTATATCTTTTGTGAACATCTCGCTGAAGCTGTCGCGGAGTGATGACGCAAGTGTCTCGCAGTTGTTACTGTGGGTGGCAAAGCTATCGTGGATCATGGCAAAGTCATACAGGCCACGCTTCCAACTTTCGTTAACAGTTAACACCAACCCAGCAGCATCAAGACTGTGGACCACGTTAGGTGCAACACCATTGCTTTGCTTACGTGGGTCGAGGTCGTCCGTAGCATCCTTGAAGCGCACCGATGTTAACGATCCGTTCAACCACGTGCTGACCTTTCGGCTCACTTGTTTCCTGTAGTCTTGGCTGACCCGGAATCCACTAGGTGTTGTCCACGTCAACGGTAGCTCCTGTCTTGTCATCAACCGGGAAGCATCTTGGAACCAGTCCATGACTTGCTTAGGTTTGGTTAACAAAGTTTCGATGCTGTCCCACAGGAGGTCACCGAGATACTTGATAGCTGGATACATGTGACTACGCCCAAACACACAGTCAATGCCACGCTCTCTTCGGGCGGTGTCATACCAGTCAGCAACGTAATCCCTGTTGGAGTAAGGAGTAAGTCCGTAACTATAACACATCACCGGACGCTTTGACATCTTACGGTCGATCCCAAACTCAATCCAAAGCCGTGCGTAGTCGCGTCCATCCTTTGCATCTTGTTTTAATTTACCCAACGTGTGATCCGAGACCAACCTGTAGATGTCTTGAGGTGTTGCAGTTGGTGACACGTTGGTTGCAAAGCATCCCTCCTCATCCCGACTTAACAATGACAGAAGCTGAAGGCCACTGTTGGTTGCGTCCATTGCACACGGAAGGAACGTCCTAAAATTTTTCGACCGTTTTGTGTGATACTCCGCCCACTCGAAGCACCAGGCCAAGGCTTGCCAAGGCTCATTCGCAGCACACCATTCTCGGTTGGACTTCGGGTCGTTAGCGATTCGTATTGCATCCCGTGTGAAACCATCGGCCCACTTTAGGCGGGTCTCAAAGTCACACTTGTCGTTACCGAAACAGTTAGCACCGTGTATGCCTAGCCATCTTAGGTCGTCGTCGGACTTGATGGGATTACCCCTGTGAAATTGTAACAATCCTCGACAGTGATCCGGGCCTTGATAGTTAAGGTAGCTTGGCACCTGATAGACTCGACCCCGAAAGTCACACGAGGACGGCATGAACATACGCTCGTTGCGGAACTTCCGAGATAACATCAAGATCTTAGAGATAAGGATTCTTTGTGAACCCAACGAGGTGTTATAGGCTGCTCGCTCGCGCTTGTCGTCACGCCAGTTCCTTGTCTCCTCCACCGACATGTGGTCACCGGGCCACTCAGGTAACTCTAGGTCGTTCCGAGGTGGTAACCCAATCTGTAAATCATTATCCCAAGCCCACTCAAGCACCTCAAGGACTCGGTTGTTAATCGCATAGGGTGTCTCTTGGATGAGGTTGACTGCGTTGTAAACCTGGGGCATGTCGGGTGCCATGCGTAACACGTTGCGATCAGAGCATCGGATGAACGGAAGCACAGGTAGTCCTTGATCCTTGTTGATACCGTAGCCGCCACCGAACACCTTGTGCCACGGCTCCGGGCTTTCCACCATCGGTAACCAGAAAGGTAACAATAACTCACGATAGGTGTCGTATTCATTGATCCACTCTCTAGTAACATCAGAGATCTCCACCATACGCATCGGCTTGTAGTGTCGGCGTTGGCGTTGGACCTTGTCAGTAAACTTAATCAAGCCCGTCCGATCATGGACAATTTCCAACAACATGGAGCCACACGAGATGCGATCCCGGCGGGTCCAGTCAGTCCACTCCATATCCTCACTCCGGGCTGTCTTGTGGAGATAGGCGCTTTGGGTTGCTGGTCCCCGGCTCGCTAAGTCTTGCATGCGTTTGACTAACCGAGACCCGAACTCATGGTTACGTATGAAATCATCCGATAGCAGTTGGTCCTCGACGGCCCGTCCTAAGCGAAAACACACACTAGCATAGGAACGAGGCTCGTCGAGGACATCTAGGGTAGCTTTAACAGCTATCAAGGCTATGGGACGAAAGTCTTTAACATCCACTAAACAGCGTTGCCACTGTGACTTGTTCTTTATTTTATTTATTGTTGGAACCAACTCCACTAGGCCCAACGTAACCGGCTCCACACCTTCACGCATGATGCGTCGTCCGGCGTTGGTAAGGGAACCTTTGTTGGTCGTCCGGTTCTTTCGATACCTTTGGACCCCAAGATCTAACATCTCTTGGTTGAGTTCGTGCTGGTCCATTAAGAGTTGATAAGGGTGTTCAATGATGGATGTAAACAAGTAAACCACGTGCGTAGCTCTCCTACGCCTCTAGTCCCTTATCAAGGATCTTGTCGCGCTTCCGCATCAAGCGGTCTCGCTTCTTGACAATCCTAGCAATGCGCTGGGATAACATCAAGCATTCATCTTCAAGAATTTGAACTTTTATTTGATCCCGGTGGCTTAGGTATTTTCTTTGTATTCTCATTTTTCTGTTGGTTGTTGGAATTCATAGTGAATGTCAGCTAGAATATCTTTGAGGTAAGGAGTAGGAAAAGCTTTGGTGTCCTTTTTGCGGTTGTTCTTGTGAAACACTTGCGTCGTGTAAATTAGGCACAACGATTCGAGGTCATACAATGCCACCCTTATCGACTCCCTACTTGTTTTCATTAAAGCCGCAAGGTTGGTCTTGGTGATTCCAGGTTTAGCCGCAATGGCAATGCAAATGGAAGCCCGATACATTGTGGTGATGTTAGCCCGACGAAACTTCTCTGTTGTTATAAGTAAAGTTTTCATATCTCGCCCTTAAAGAGTGTGACGTTATAGAGATGCTCAAGGTTTCTCTTTATGGCAAGCACACGGCCATTCTTGAACTGTTTGAAATGGTTGTTTCCGTTCTTGTAACAATTCTGCAACGAGTAAAGTCGTGGACTTGACCAGTCCTTGGTGTTAATAACAAAACACGTGTTGAGTTCGTATTCTTGTATGTCACGCCAATCAAGAGAACGGGCTTCATCTTCCTTAGTGGCTTGGTAATTGATAGCACCCACAAGAGTCTTGATGAACTCATCTTTGGTGACCTCAAGTTTAATCTCTTGGCCATCCTCAAACTGGGCGTTAATTAACATAGCCAACGATGTAACACCGATAGATGTGGCTTTGCCTTTTATTGTCATTGTTTCTTGTTTTGTTTTCATAAGAGTTGTTATTTTTCTAGGATGTCACGGGCTGCGGCAAGATCACTCGGCACTAGCTTGGCATACCGAAGGGTCATGTTGATGTCCTTGTGTCCCATCCAAGATTGCACAACCTTGATGTTAACACCCTTGGATAACAACCGAGTGGCACAGGTGTGGCGGCACGTATAAAACACAAAGTCTTTCAAAGCCTCCGGGTCTTTTCGGCGTAGTCTTGCCCACTCCCTTGTGATCCGGTAGGACGTGTATCGCTTCCACTCCCCAACGGTCTCAAGGGCCGTCAGTGCTTTGGTTGTTAATGGGATTGTCCTTGGCTCCCCGTTCTTTGTCTTGATAATATCGATCACCGGCCCAACGATAGGGTCTTTGCGGATCATGGAGGACTTTAGGCCCAACGATTCCGATGGACGAAGCCCTGTCTCAATGGACCAACGGAAGAACAACCGAAAGCCGTTGTCATCAATCAAAGCCTCGATGGCCTCTTGGTCCGAGTCACTAAAGAACGACATCCTAGCGTCGCTGGGTTGCTTTAGGCGTGGGATCTTAAAGTTAACATCATGCAACCCTCGCTCCCGTGTGAAATCCAGGGTGGTTTTAAGTGTCTGTAGTTTACTGTTAATGGTGCTGGGTTTGTTACCCTTCTTGACCTCGCTAAGGATCACCTTGTCGATTACGCCCAACGATAAACCCCTTGTGGTCTTGGGTAACATCTTAAGCCAGAATTTAATGTTCCGACTTTCTACCTCCGCGCGGGCTTTTTTGGCCCAACGATTGATAAAGGTAATTTCGAAAAGCTCTTCTATTGTTTTTGTAGCCATGTCCAACGATTAGACGAAAACTCTGATCGTGTAAAGATGTTTTTTCCAATGGTAACAAAAAAAGCGCCCCAAGGTGATCCAAGGGGCGCTCTTGCGGTGTTGTTTGGTGTGATGTGGCTAATTACCTCCTCGAAATAACTCCCACGCTAGGAAAGCAGAAAGGAGCGAGAATAAAAGCCATAGGATTTCTTCGAATTTGTTCATGGATCAATTCTTTTCATGCTAAACTTGAAAGAGGAAACCCACACGTTCGGCATGGAATCCGCAGATTTTGCAAGCTCTTGAATCCATTGCGGTTTTTTACGCAAAGCTGAAACCGTCAAATCATAGTCTTTTAGGCGAAATGAACTTTCCCCGTCAGAGACTTTGTAAAAATGTGACTTCATTACGCTTCCACTACAAATCCAGTTTCGTCTTTCTTGGCAAGGCCTTTCTCAACCAAGCCCACAACCTTTCCCGTGCCATCTAAAAATCTTAGATCGCTTTCGTCGCCATCGATAACGTCAAAACCATTCCAAGTTTTAGGAAGCTTCCCACGGAAGACAACCGCAACATTGCCATTGGATTTTAGGAAAGCTTTTGAGTGGATGTCGTCGCCTTTCTTTTCGCTTCGTGAATAGGTCAAATGATAATTAGGTGGAAGGTTTCCCTCCAAGTATTCAATCATTCGGTTTTTCCCCTTTGTGTAGTCGTAAAATTGGACTTCTGGGAATTCCTCGAATATTCCAGTTTCCTCCCATTTAAAATCCGATGTCAGATTGAGACGAAAACAAGGAACAAGTCCTTTCTTTTCGCTTGATCGAATTGCGCTTTTGATTTCCGCACGTAGTTGATCCAAGAAACCGTTTCGATCCTCAAAAAGGAACTTAGTCTTGTTAATCCTTGATCGTTGCACATTTGACATAACACCCCGACCCGCAGTATCCAAGCAAGCTCTCGCACAACCTTTGCTTGCCCATTTGCACACTTGGAATCCTGACTTGTTAAATGGCGAAAGGTGAACTCCGTAAGTCTTAAAGCCTAGCTTCTCCCCTTTGATCGTTTTTGCGTTTCCGCTGTTGAGGAGTTTCATCGTTTCGCAATTCCTTTCAAGTTAACATTCTTTCCCAAAGCGGTTTTGAGAAGCTCAATCTTATCTAATAACCTTCCCTCAAAAAATGGAGCTTGTAAACGTGATTGATTTTCAAGCTTGGCAAGTAAAGCCTCAACTTCAAACACTGTAAAAGATACGCCAAGAGTATTCTTGATGAGTTGCGTTGTTCTTCCTTTTGGGTAATTGTTGCTCATTTCGTTTCCTCCTTATTTAAGGTCTCCTCGTAAGTTTCTCCAGTCGCAACGACATAGAGAAGCTCTTTAAAGTCAAAGTTTAACAAAACCTTAACTTCCTTTCTTTCGTCAATATCAAAGGCGCGACATCCTAACGCGTAAGTGTTGCCTTGGAACACCCTTTCAATCTCTTGGATCACTAGGGTTTGCTTTTCTTCTTTTGGTTGTTTTTTCATAATCATAATCGGAGTGTTCATTAACTCCACAAAGCCCCCCGGCAATCCGAGGAGCTTTAGGAATTAACGCGCGTTAAAGTCGGAAGTCTTCGCGGCTTCTTTTGGACTCTGCTTGATCTCTCATCTTTTCGAATCGTGCTTTGCTTCGCGCGTAGTTAACCACTATGCAAGCATAGGCGAGGATTAACAACACACATGCAAGTAGGATGGCGAAAAGGGAGGATGTCATGTTTTCTAGTATCATTGTCTTGTTTATTTGTTAGCGGTTTCAATAGCGTGTTTTATTACGGCATCAAAGATTAACGGATGCAAGGCTTCTTTTAAATCTTTGTAGTTAGTGTAAGCTGGGAGCCATCTCTTTATTCCGTTAAGGTTAAAAGCTCCCCTTGTCTCAATAACATCATGAGCGATTAAGAAAAGATCAGCGATCTCATCGTCTTGTCCGGCATGGGTTAGCTCTTCGCTTTCAATTTGCGGTGTCATGTCTTGTTTTTCTTTTAGTTGCTTGTGTCGATCAAGTAAGATTCACCGCTACCGCTTGACATAGTCCAAAGGGTTTCACTTCCTGCAATCCTAGTAAGTGTTAACACGTAACCCATGTCGTCGGTTTCCGGTTTAGTGACAGTGAAGGCGATAACCTTGTCACAGCGTGTTTCAATAATATCAATGTCTTTATCTTGCATGGTGTTACCCCATCCGTGGATTTGGTCAACTGCGGGGAGGACTTGTTTCATTTGTTTTGCATTCATTACGCCGTCACTATACAGAGGTGATCCTAAAAAACAAACAAAAAAATTAATGTTTTTTTAGGGTGATTACAAAGTGAATACAAAGCGTGAGGTGCTTGCAGTCTATTCGAAAAGTGTAAGCACCTTGTTTCTTTAGGTGTTACTTGGGTTGCTTTAGGTGTTACTTGGGTTGCTTTAGGTGTTACTTGGGTTGCTTTAGGTGTTACTTGGGTTGCTTTAGGTTGTGTTTACACTGTGCATACAGCTACATTTCAAAGGGGGTAGGACAACAAAAATACAGGTGATTACAAAGTAAATACCAGGTTTTTCAAGGAGCTGCTGTCGTAATAACATCAAAGCAATGCAAAAAACATTCATACAGTCTTTCGTTATCCCCTAATCACATAGACTTAGACACCCCCCTTGCTTCTTTTGTGTTCGATTGGCCTATATTGTGACGTTTTCGAGGGGGCTCGGGGGTAAAATCGATTCGTCGATATAACGTTACCCCCTCACATTTTTGTAACTAAAACCTACAGCCTATCGTCATCCTCGATCTCATAGGATTCCTCATGAATCAACTGGGTCATCTCGGCGTGCTCTATGGCACCCCTAAGCTTCGTTTGGATGGTCGGTAGCATCCCTAAGCCAGCATAAGGATTAGATGATGTTACCTTAATGTTCCTGGTGTCCTGGTGATGCACAGCTACAACCACATCATCAAAGTGTTCCTGTAAGATAGCTAAGGCATGCTCTAGGTTGTCTAGGGAGACCTCAGGTATCTCTTGGTGATGGATGTTGGAGTTATGTTGCATTAAACACTGATAGGTTGGTTCTATATAGGTATCCTTCTTCTCCTCCTCTTAGAGCTATTCTAAGACTACCTTAAGTCCTCCCTTATTCTAAGATATTATAAGATCTCCTTAGGTGGAGGATAATGAGGATGATATTATTAATCCTTAGATAAGACTCACCTTCGGGGTAATTCTAAGATAGAGAATGAGGAGGATGTTATTGGAAAGAATTCTTAGACCATCCACCTTCGGGGCTATCCTAAGATAGGCTTATATTCCCTTCCTCCCTATTATGGGTCTTATTTGTAAAGGATTGTTATTCAACTACTTAGCCCAATCTAAAAAACACTTGTTAATAGACGTGGCTATTGCTTTTCCGAGTTGTTGTTTTCCGTATGATTCTTGGAACATGGTCCATTCTTTTTTGTTGGTTCCGAAGAACGGCTCAAGGATAACACAAGGTGCTTTAAGCATCCTGAGGAACCGTGCGCCTCTTTCGGAGTTATCCTTGATGGCTTTGGGTCCACGGTTGAGGTTGTTGGGGAAAGCGGAGGACATTGATTCGATAAAGGCTTCGGAGGCTTGTTTGCCGTGTTTGGAGGTGTGCCAGTAAAGGGCTTCGTATCCGTTGGCCTCTTGGGACTTGTAGGCGTTGAAGTGGAGTTCGACCACAAGGTCAGCCCCAAGGGGATCAACGCCAAGCTTAAGGTTAGCCATAGCTTCGGTGTAGGAGTCCCCTTTGTATTTGTCGATAATGGTAACATCAATGGCCTCATCTAGGTAAAGATTGATAAAGTGGGCAAGGGTTCGATTGTAGGCCCACTCGGTGTAAGTCCCATCCCAGCTCACGGCTCCCTTGTCGTTGGCCCTAGAATGCCCCACAGCGAGCACTAGGCGTTGTTTGTTAGGCTCACCTACCGGTCCATCCAAAACCCGCTCAGAATCCATCCTAAGGCCACTATCGCGGTATTCCTCAAGCATCGTTATAATTTCGTTAACAGTCTTTATATCCATGATGTATATGTGCTTTTATTATTGTGTGACTTGTAATAGGTGTCCTTGAAGTCTCTGAGTTGTTGTAGGATGGCCTCCTCTTTACGTTCTCCTATCTTTGTGTCGGCATCTTGGGCCATCTGTTGTGTCCAGTAGGAGACACCCATCGAAAGGGCATCAAGTCTATCATCGTGTGTTAACGCCCCTTTTTCTCGTGTAAGGCGAGAGAGCTGGAACATTAGCTGGTATTTTAGCTGTGTTTCGATGGGATACTTTTGGGCGGAGTCGTAGTCGTTCTTGATGACCTTAGGGTCGATAACAAGCCTGTGTTGGTTAAGGACGGGTTCAAGGGTGTCTACTATTCGCCTTTCCTTTTGGATGTTATGTCTGATCTCCTCGATGGTGCAAGGGTAGATCTTGGTGAGATAGGGCTTAATGATCTCCACAAACATGCCGTCTCCAAAGTTACTTTCCACCACAATAACATTAACCTTGTTCATCTTGGCCTTCATGGTAAGGACCTTAAGAACCTTTTCGTCGTAACCTCCTTGCATACCTCCGGCATCGGTAACATACAGGTAGCCGTTAAGCATCTTGACGACAGCCCAAGAGGTCTCATCTTTACCACGGCCTGATGGGTCAATAGCAAGCACACTTCCGGTGTAAGGCACGTGGTCCCCTACAAGCTTCATAGGACGGAAGAAGCGGTCCCCGGTGAACCCGACGTTCGGCACAGTGCTGTCCCAAGCGTTCTCAGGGACTTGCGCCCACACAAGCTTTTCGGGTGCCGTCTCGTTATCAAGATCCATAACAATCAGGTCATTGATCTTTAATGGATAGCGGTCCAAGTCAGACAGCTTAGGGTCCAGCATGAACTGCATGGCGAACCCTGACTTACCATAGGATGCTTCACGTTCGGCTAGGTCGATGTCATTGAAGCGTGTGGGTTCGGTAGGGTCTCCGACGTTATCGTCATCAATACAGGAGTCAGCTATGTTACCCTTGTAGATCTTTTCGGACTTGTCCTTTGTTATCTTCTTTGCTGGCCACACGCGCATCTCGTAGTCGCGCTCAAGCATCTTGTTATAGATACTGTCCTCACACTGAGGTGTCCCAAGGAAAAGGATGCGGCTGTTGTCCTCAGGCTTAAGGATAGCTTCGAACTCCTTGACTTGCTCTGAGAGCTTGTCACGCATCGACTGGGTGGCTGAGTTGTTAGGGACTTCTACGTCATCAGCAACAATGATGTCAGCACGGCTACCGGTAAGCTGGGATGTTATACCAAGAGACTTGACCGAGGGAGCGTGAGATGCTTGGGCTGGTCCGACATCAAAGGAGATCTTAGAGAAGCGTTGTTTATCCCCAGGCATCAGGTGAGCCAAGACGGGCATCTCGTGGATCAACCTAAGGGTGAACGTAGAGAAGTCATCAGCGCGGTTCTTGGATGCCGAGACAACAAGGATGTTCTTTTGTGGATCTAGGAGGAGTTGGTGG